GTATATGGTCTGCTTTTGTTTATCAACTTGGCAAAGTCTGTTACACTTATATTTCTTTTAGAGACTTCTTCTTTGATTTTGTTACCTATATGCATACGATTATTATTAAATTATCTTAATTGATTACACAATTTGTCTTGTTTTAGATTACAATGTAATGTTTTTGATTACATTTGCACTATAAAGTTAACGCAAAACATTGATAACGCCAAAATAAAAGGGCAGCAAAGTTAACAAAATAGATTATTTACTCTAAATCAAATAAGAAAATGAAGACAATTTTAGAAGTTTCACTACAAGAAGCAAGTAAAGCACAGGTTGCCATTAATGACAGTCTGCTACAGACAGAGCTGACCCAAACCGGCACTAACATCTGGGAACTCCCAACTTATGACATGAACGATAGATACGAGTGCGACGGTGACGAAGAACTGAAAGATGAAATTCGTGAACTCTTTACAGTTTGCGGTATTTCGGAAGATGAATATTCATTTAGTGATAAAAAAACGGAGGAATAAGCTATGAAACGTAAAATCTACACCGTAAGCAAAGAGAGAGCTATCCAAATCGCTGCTAACTATAATTGTGTAAGTATTGAGGTTGCCAGGAACTATACCAATAGCGAACTCAAGGAGGTTCTCCGGATGCTAAAACTTAAAGCTGATTTTTAACCCTAAAAAACAAGATCGTAATGAAGAATCTAAATGAAGTAATGCGGATCCTTGGAGGAAGTAAACGTTTCGATTTCGAATGTAATGAGAACGGATATTCCTGTATTCTAGTAGTTTCAAGCTACCACTCCGGTGAAGAAGTAAGACTCGACCTTTCTAAACTTGATAACGAAATGCTTGAAGCCTTGCAAGTAGAAGATAACGATAATGAAGAAATGGAGGATTAAGTCATGAAAGTGAGAATCAAAAATGTAACCGGTTCAACTGGTAACGAATGGCTTTTATGGGAGCTAAAAAAGGAAGCAGGAGTAAAAGAAGGAGATATAGTTGAAGGTAAATTCAATCCTCTAAATAAGGCGGTAGACTTTACTAGGGGTACAACAGAATGTGTTGCTTGGCTCGGAGAAACTTGTGAAGAAGTTAAAGAATAAGCTATATAATCCCGGACGGGTTTGATCTCCTTTTCGGGAACACAAAACTATAATATAATAATGTATATGGAAAATCAATTAGAAACTATCAAAGCTAATCTGCCTTACGGATACGAAAAGCAGATTGCGAAGGAAGTAGGATGCTCACAGGGTACGGTGCACAATATCCTCAACAACAAGCCTGCTTCTGCTCGTTCAACTTACAAAGCAAAAGTACTGAATGTCGCTGTAAGAATGGCTAATGAAGCCCTCGAAGCTACAAAAGGAGTTTCCAGAGCGGCAGCCGAATTAGAGATTTTGCATCATGGATCTGCAAGCTGATTCTACCTTAACCAAGAGGGAAAATCAAATAGCAGGATTGGCTGCCTGTGGCCTAGCAAAGAAAGAGATTGCCGACAGATTAGGTACTGCCTATGGTACGGTAAATGTCCTGCTCGACAAGGCTTATAAAAAGACAGGAACCAGCAAACTGAACGAACTTGGTGCTTGGTGGATAAATAGAGTGTTTGCTCTAAATATTGACTTCAAGCAATTACAAAAATCGCTAATTGCTCTCTCATTTCTTGGAATTATTGCCTTTCAGATTGCATTTGACTACAACAACGACCTTAACCGGAGTCGGCGGGCAAGAATACGAAGAAATAGGATTGAAGAAGTATATGAACTCTAATCAATATTAATCAGGCAGCATAGCATAGAGATGCAGATGTGTTTCAGTAATCAAAAGCTCAACACCATTCAAAAGTTAAACAAAGAAACAGCCTAATTAGAGATTATGGAAAATTGCTTCGAAATGATGGTCGCACGATGTATTAAGATCGGAACTGTTCAAACGTTGACGATGTTAGGGCTACTTCCCGAAGTAGTAACTATATCACAAGCGGAAGATATATATGGAAAACGCCTTATAACAGAATGGCGCGAAAAAGCATGGATTAAGTTTTATCCGGCAAATAATAAGGAAAGAGGAAAATATTATGTGAAGCGGTCAGAGCTGGAAACAGCTAGCGCAATGATGGATTTGCATAATAAAGTTCCGGACAATATCATCAAACAATTAATGCAGATAGCTGTATGACACAAGTTAAACAAGGATCTTTATTATTAAAGGAATTACAGGATAAGATAGGAAAGCAGTTGGATGAAAGAGAAAGTGCTATTAAAAATTACAGTCCTTCTCCCATCAAATGTAGTTCATCAAAAACAGATATCAGAAAAGAACCTACAACTGAAGACATACTCTTAATGGAAGAATACAGCCGTGGAGTATACCAAGGAGACTAATAAAAAACTAATATTAAAACAATTATGAGTAACATTATTGAAATTAAAGTGGAGGAGCTTAACGCACTTCCAGCAACGAAAATTGTCGAAAATGAAAATGTACAGACGAAATTTATTCAGATGTACAATGCTATTTGGGGTTCTCAAATGGGGGAACAGATTTACCACAAGGAAGTATTTAATTTCCAGAAGGTTCTTCGTGAGAATCCTTCGGTGGCTGAATGTAGTAAGATGTCACTGTTTGGTTGCTTCCTCGATATGGCTGTAAATGGGCTATCACTTGATAATACATCACATCCTCATTGTTATCTCATTCCACGAAAGGTAAAAACGGGTCAAAAAGATGAACGAGGATTTGATAGATATGAAAAAAGAGCTAGTGTCTCTGTTACTGGCTATGGAGAACTGACTATGCGTATGCGTGCTGGACAAATACGATATGCAGATAACCCGGTTATTGTTTACGAAGGAGATATATTCTCTATCAGTCTCGATAATGGTGTGAAGAAGATAACTTATTCAGCCGCTATACCTCGTAAGTCTTCTAATGTAATAGGGGCATTCATTCGCATAGTTCGTTGTGACGGTTCTGAAGATTATCAGTGGCTCCTTGAAGGCGATATCCAACGCTTGGCAAAGTTTTCAGCAAAAAACAACTCATACTACAAAGATGGACAACGAGTAGAGGGCAAAGCTAATGATCTGTACTATTCGAATGGTGGCGGCATTGATCCTGGCTTTTTAGAAAATAAGATGATTAAGCACGCTTTTGATGCTTACCCCAAGGTGCGTACCGGAAAGTATACTATGATGGCGACAGAACAGGAAGATGAAGAAGTTATCGATTATGGCATTGTTGATGAAGAAAAGGTTAATGAGCCTGTTCAATCTGTAGCCTCTGCAGATGATACCAAAATACCTTTTGGGGAAGAAAAACAATTAGACGCTCCGGAACCCGTTCAAGTGGAAGTATCTGACGATGATGCAGACGGAGGCTTCTAGCTATTACTAACCAATTTAAGAAAACGATTATGGCAACAGAATTAATCAAAATAGACGAAGTAAAGAGCATTCTTTCATCTTTTCCTGATACCATTGGTAAGAATTCCAGTTCAGTCAAGAAATGCAATGAAGCAGGGCAGGCTCTTCTTGATACAATCGAAGGAGAAGGCATGAATGAAACAATAGACCAGGCAGCAGCTGACTATCTGAAAAAAGTAAATGTCACTCTAAAGAATATGGATGAACGGCGTAAACCTATTACGCAGATATTCGATAAAGTACGTTCTTTCTTTACTTCACAAGAAAAAGAGATTGATCCTAAGGATTCTACTACAATCCCCGGCAAGCTTGTAGTAAAACGCAATGAGTATGCTAAGTATAAGTATGAAGAAGAGCAGAGGAGAAAGAAAGAAGCAGAGCAGAGAGCTAGAATTGAGACAGAGAAAGCAAACTATCAACAGACAATAGAGAATAGCCTTCTTTCTTATTTCAACCAGTATCTTTCAAGTAAAGTCTCTGAATTACAGGCTATCTTCTCTAATTTGACACATGAGAACTTCGATCGCGAAGTTATAGGAATTACAGTTTTTCAGACCGATTATCCTAAATCTCATTTTGATAAATTTAGTGCGGATTCAGCGACTTACTATATCAGTCAAGAAACAAAAAAGGAAATTCGTCGAAATATTCTACAGGGTAGATATGAGCAATTGGCCCAGCAATATAAGGCTAAAATCTTAAATGTAAAGCAAGACCTTATTGACCGTATTCCTTCTAAACGTAATGAGTTGGCAGAACTGGAACAGCTTCGTTTGGCAAATGCGGAAGCAGCAGCAAAAGCGGAAGAATTACGCAAGCAGCGTGAAATTGAAGCAACTTCTAAAAGAATGGAAGAGATAAAGAGAGAGGAAGAAGCAGCAAAACAAGAGGCTGCACTAAAGGCTCAACAAAGTACCATCGGTAGTCTTTTTGCTGGTGCTGCTGCATCTGTTGCACCTCCACCGACAAACGCCAAGGTGAAAGAAAAGATTGTCATAGTTAACCTACAAGGATATTTGGAAGTATTTCAGATGTGGTGGCTAAACGAAGGTAAGGCTCTACCAGTTGAGGAATTGGAGAAAATCTTTAAAAAGATGATTACCTATTGCGAGAAACAGGCAAATAGCAAAGATCAAAAGCATATCGAATCACAATTCATCCGTTACGAAGCGGATGTAAAAGCTAAATAATTATGTCAAATCCTGATTCATATTACTCACGTACAGAAGTCAGCAATTCAGATCTGACAGAGCTCAAAAACTATCTTTATCCCCGTGTTCAATACGGGGATAAAGAGAAAGCTTTCAAATTTGGTACGCTTGTAGATGCTCTTATCACAGAGAATGACCGTGTTCGGTATGACAAGCTGATGGTAGATGATTATGTATATACACAAGAAGAGTTTGAATTAGGTCTTGAGATGCGTAGAGCTCTCCGAAAGGAAGCGGAGAAAGACCAGTTCTTAGCTGTTGTATTGACACAGTCTGACACACAAAGGTTTATGGTTAATAGGCAGCAGGAGTTCTATTACGGGAACTTTGCTTATCACCTTGATACGCGGTGTAAGTGGGACTGGTGGCTATCTGCTTTCAACTTTGGAGGTGATTTAAAAACGACTTTTGCGGAATCCCAAGCGCAGTTCGATGAAGCTATTGATTTTTTCGATTGGGATCGTTCCCGTGCCTGGTATATGGATATTGCAGGAAGTGAACAGGATTTCATTTATGCAATCTCAAAAAAGAATTGCAAAATATTCAAGCATTTTATCACCGATCGTAGCCATCCTTCATATATCAGAGGGAAAGAGAAATACGAGGACCTTGCTTTCAAATGGTGGCAATTGATGGTCTGATTATATTTTATCATAAAAATAATATGAATTTACTTATTACATCAAAAGAACAGATATTGGCTGAATTAAGCAATATAGATTCATTTCTCAATATTACTATGAATGAAGATGCGGCAGAAGCTGTACAACGTGGCAATGATTTAGCTGTATATGTTGCCCGTTCCGGTAAACTGCTTGCAGACTCGAAATACTGGCTTAATGAGACAATGAAGTCCGAGGTTATGCAAACGCTCGTTGATACAGCTAAAAATGCGAAAGCGACAGCAACAGCGATAAATGTCCTAATCAGTTCTTTATGTCGGGAGGAACGATACCTCGTCGATTGGTGCGAACGTTGTAACCGGACGGCAACACATCAATTATCATGGTGCGTAACTGTGATAAGTAAAGCAAAAGAGGAAATGAAAATGGCCAGTATGTATAACAATAAAAAGTAATCATTATGAGAACCCTGAAAAAAATCACAATCGGACTGGCCGTTATCGGCCTGTTTACAGCATTATCTTTCTCTCAAAGAGAAGATGCAACATCAAGAGAAATAACTACGGCTGCCGTCATGGGAGTTGTATCAACGTTTAGTATTATCACTTTATCAACTAAAGAAGATTATGGAACAAGTAAAAAATGAGATCAAAAAGGCAGTCGTTAAGAAAGATCGGCTGAATGTAGTGTACAATGAGCGTTTTTCTGAATCAAACTACACAAATGTAATAAACAAGAGCTGTGATCAGATCATTCACTGTGATTTAAGAGAAGCGTTTAGCCGTCTTAAATTGCATCTTGTCGTATTGTGTGAGCAGCCGGAAGCATCTAAAATCGATAAGGATAGTTTTACTTCTCCTGGCTATGCTGAAACCTTAGAAAACTATATTATTACAGGTTATGCGAATGACAGTGTCGATGGGGTTTCTGGAATAACTATCATGGGATCCAAACTTCTTCAGTCCGGCAAAGTCGTTGACTTGAAAATCTTCGTTCCTCTCCTTGACGAACAATATCTCTACTACGAAGAATTAAGCATTGATGCAGCTGCATGTGATGCTGAAGTAGAAAGTTACCTATTTGAAGAAAAATGGGGAATTAGACAAGAACGTCTTGATTTCGAAACCGATGAACCAGAAGAAGCTATCATAGTGGAAGAAAAGCCGAAGAAAAAAGGAAGAAAAAAACAGATAGATGCTCCTGCACCTCTTGACGCAACCGCATAACTTACAATCACCATAGGGGGAAATTATCCCCCTATAAAATACTCTAAATCATGAATATTGAATTAAAAGGAGATAACTTTGAATTATCATTCAAGTATAAACCTTCTATTGTAGATCGAGTCCGACAAATTCCCGGAAGACGTTTTGACGGTGCAAAAAAAGTTTGGATAGTTCCAGCTCGGAGTAGAGTTGACCTTGAAAGAATGATTTATCAAATACGGCAATTTGAGAATATCAATTGGGTAAATGGTACAGAAAAAAAGGAGGAGGATATCGCTTATGATATTCCGGAATTACCTGATTTAACCGTTCCGCACAATTTGAAAATTCAGCCTTATCCTTATCAACTTAAAGGTATTGCACGTGGTTTGCAACTTAAACGATTTATGAATTGCGATGAACCAGGCTTGGGGAAGACATTACAGAGTATAGCAACAATTAACCTCGCAGACGCTTTTCCTTGTCTTGTTGTATGCCCTTCATCATTAAAAATCAACTGGCTACGTGAATGGGAGAAGTTTACGGATAAAAAGGCGATGATCCTAACCGACAAGGTACGTGATACATGGACTTTTTTCTTTCAGACAGGAATGCACCAGGTATTTATTGTTAACTATGAATCATTAAAGAAGTACTTTGTACAACGTATAAAGAAAGCTGAAGGCTGGACGCTGCGAGATGTGGAATTTAGAAACTCAATCAATTTATTCAAGTCTGTTATCATTGATGAAAGCCATCGTTGCAAATCTGCATCAACCCAGCAGGCTAAGTTTTGCAAAGGTATTTGTACCGGCAAAGAATGGGTTATTGAATTGACGGGAACACCGGTGGTAAATCGGCCTAAAGATTTGATTCCGCAGTTGGCTATTTTAGATCGAATGAACGATTTCGGTGGATATAAACCATTTGTTGATAGATACTGTTCCGGACAGAGAGAAGCATCAAATTTGAGAGAATTGAATTTTAACCTATGGAAGTACTGTATGTTTCGTCGTGAAAAGTCACTTGTCCTCACAGATCTTCCCGATAAAATACGGCAGGTGAATACTTGCGAAATCACAAATCGAAAAGAGTATATGGATGCAGAACGCGACCTTATTATGTATCTACAGAAATACAAGGACGCTGACGACGATAAGATAGCTAAGGCAATGCGCGGTGAAGTGATGGTACGTATCAATATTCTACGGCAGATCTCCGCTCGCGGTAAAGTACGTGATGTCATTGAATTTGTAAAAGATTTTCGGGAGAATGGGAAGAAGATAATTCTATTTTGTTCTCTTCATGAAGTTGTAGACCAACTGAAACGTTATTTTCCTACCGCCGTATCGGTTACCGGAAGAGACTCACAGGACGAGAAGCAAAGAGCCGTAGACGCTTTTCAGAACAACCCGAAAGCAGATATTATCATTTGCTCAATAAAAGCCGCTGGTGTAGGTCTTACCCTTACAGCATCAAGCAATGTAGCCTTTGTTGAGTTTCCCTGGACGTATGCAGACTGCTGTCAATGTGAGGACCGGGCACACCGTATCGGGCAAAAGGATTCTGTAACCTGTTACTATTTTCTTGGCCGTCGGACGATAGATGAGAAGGTTTATCGAATCATCCAGGAGAAAAAGAATATAGCTAATGCTGTAACTGGTTCTACCGAGGATATTGAAGAAAATATCGTCGATATGGTTGCACGTATCTTTGATACTGATTATGATGATGAATAATTTAAGTCTGCAAAGATATGAATCTAATCAGGCTGAACTGGTGACCAAATAATTTCTCCATTGATATATCTGAAGTGTATTGAGGAACGGTTTGCAACCTTCTCTCCTGAAAAAGTAAATTCTTTACTAAAATTCTCACTTTCATGGTTAATGGTAATAACCAATGTATCATTTGTCGTGACTTTCTCTGTATTGATTTTATAAGATACAGATGTTTCAAGTCTACTTGAAGGGCGGATTGTTCTATTACGATATATTGTTGACATATATTTGTTTTTTTGCAAATATAATAATAATAAACTAATAAGCCTTGGGCGGCTTTATAAAACCCAATATTAGATTATGAATAAACTTGGAATTTTGGCGGCTATCGTATTTGTCGCAATTGTTGTAGGATGTTTTGTTACCATCCCTTATTATAACGTTTGGCAGCAAGAAATGTCTGGAAAGGCTGAATTTGCTAAAGCAGAACAAAACCGTAAAATAAGGATTGAAGAAGCTAAAGCAAATCTGGAAGCTGAAAAGCTGAACGCCCAAGCTGAAATCGAACGTGCTAAAGGTGCTGCCGAAGCGATTAAAATTGAAAATGGAAGTATTACCCCCGCATATATCCAATATTTGTGGGTACGTCAACAAAGCAATCTGAATGATAAAACTGTGATATACATACCAACGGAGACAAATCTTCCAGTTTTAGAAGCGGCAAGAAATAAATGATAAATCAGCTATGCGGTAGATTCTTCGTTTACCGCATAGCTCAAAACAAGAATAGAAATGAATAATAATGAGATCAAACTTCAAAAGAATAATTCTAATCGTGATTGGAGCGATTTAGAATGGATTCAAGAGTTTCATTCCTTTTTGCAGGGTGATATTCCAGAAGGAATTTCTTTGGGTGATGAGTATAAAGTCAAACTTACTCCAGAACAATCAAATACTGTCATTTGGTATCTACAAGAACACTTCTCCATATTACCGGATTCAATAGAAATGTGTGACGTGTGTAAACGCTTGTATGATAGTTATTCCGAAGGTTGTCATTACGAGATTGAGGGAAAGAACTTTTGTGGAGCATGTGAAGACGAAAGCGAGGCTACATATTGCGATAATTGTATGTCTGATATGTGGAAATCAGAGGGTCGAGATGAAGATACAGGGCTTTATCTCTGCAAGAAATGTAAGGAGAATAAGGAGTAATTAGCGTAAAACAAGAAAAAAAGGAGTCGATATGCGTGAAGATATAATGTACATGATAACCTACCCAAATGGTACACTTGTGATGAATACTCAAAAATATTACCGAAGAGATTGCGTCAGGTACTGGCTGGACGGAACTAATTTGACATGGAAACAGATGTATAAGAAAGGTTTTCGCTGTAAAAAAGTGAAAGTGACATTTGAAATAATTGATTAATAACAGTATAGATATGAGTGACTTTGCATGGTTTTTAATGGTACCTATATCAGCGATTATAGGACATTACGCTGCTGAAATAGTCTGGGCGATTTACGGGCGGGAAAGAAAAGAAGACGATAATAAAGAAGTATGATTAAATAGAAAGGAATAAATATGGCTTATCATGCAAAAAGACAAGGCGAAGATGCTTTCTCAAAGAAAGTAGCCCGAAAAGATACAAAATGTTTTATATGCGCTGAATCAATACCCAAAGGGAGCGAACGCTATGTTTCAGGATATGGCAACTCTCTTTGTGATAAATGCTATAAAACATGGATGGAAGAAGGCGGAAAATTGGGGAGTGTTTCCCGTGCAAAAATAAACGTATAACAACAATCAAAAAAGAATATAATGAGAACAATTAAATTTAGAGGA